AGATAACGTAAAGCTCGCTCCTCTCGAATACCTAATGACGACACTATCACAACAAGAATATTACGTACAGAAAGAGACGTGGGGTGCAGACTTTCGCGATAAGGACCTTTATCATGCAATCATATATGCAGCATTATTACATGACCGAATGATGGCGGGGGGACGTGGATCTGCTCCTGATGCGGCACAATCAACTAATCAAGCAAAGAGCACATTCGATTGGCATAAGACAGCAAACAAGATATCACCGCCGGTAATGTTCCCCGGAAAGCTGGGATCGATCGTACAACAATTCGTTTCTGGCGCCGCATCAACTACTGGAAGTACTCCTAATTATCCTAATTGGGTGACCGCAATGTGGCCAGAAGAAACATCACCACAACAAAAGAACGTTCCCGAGCGTATATATAGTGCACAAGTTCGGAGCGCTCCTCAGCTCCAGTGGAAAGTCCCTCTCCAGACGGGATTAAATAGTACGGTAGGTAAAGGCGCTCGAGTCGACCTTGCTCCGCCACGAAATACAGGACAACAGAATCCATATAGCTACTCGCTATCGGGACTATACCTTGTTACTGATCTCGTCCACAATCTAGTATATGGAAAGAACAGTGAGATTATCGGGACGACGTCACTTCAGGGAGTTAAACAACAACAACAATAATGACTGATAATAGCGCACCAAATAAACAAGTTGCTCCGTTTGCAAATCCTCTTGGCGTTCAGCCCGCTACTGGCGCGCAGCATAGCACTGCGCCTTACTTTACATCTGCAACGGTCGTTTCCGTCAAGGATCCTACCGGCCAGCACCGTCTTCAGGTTCGTCTTGATACGCAGTTCTCTGATACTATTAAAGACTTAGGATGGACGACAGGATTAAACAAGGCTAAGACCGGTGTCGGCGACACAACAATCGGTTGGTTTCGTCCAGGCGACAAATTGCTAGTTCATGTCGATGGTCAGATAATCACGCCATTTGGTCTTCATGCACAACGAGATCCTAAAGACCCCGACAATCCAGAGAAAGTCGCTGGCCCACTATTCATGCGTCCGAAAGAGACAGCAAACAAGCGCCTCAATAAAGAAAACGACGGTAATCCTTCTATTATGCAAGGGCACAAAGGAACGCGCCATAACTACGATAAGAGCACAACTAATCTCGAGTTTGCGTTGTCTCAGGCGGCGGGAAAAGTACACGCACTATACCCCCAACTTCCTACGATTGGTCATGTGATGTTTAATGGGGGAAATAATATTCTTGATGTGATCAAACAGTACGATCCATCGAATCTTTCTGGTGCTGTACAGCCGGCACTTCAAATGATGCAGCAACTACTCAACAATACTAATCCGATGGCAGCACTACAAGGAATCGCTGGCGGTAGTCTGTACAACCTTATCAATCAGGCACTACAACTAATCAATAAGAAAGGTGGCGGAAAAGACAAGCCGCCGCCACCAAAGATCGGCGACCCATGCGCTCTATCAGATCCGAACGGTAATAGTATTGCAGGAACATATCAGTACGACGATAAAGGAAATATTGCGTGTGCGCCACCTAAACAACCGGTATTGACGTCATGACAGATGTAACGTATAATGAGGGCGGCAAAGAGTACGGAATCTCTACATTTGATCGAAAGAACAAGTGGAATAAGCGCCACCCAACTAAAACATCAACAGATATCTATCCCGACAACGTAAATCAAGACGATGTTGATATTACGGTAATTGGTGCACATCTTCCTGATGGGTCGTTATATTATAATAGTGTTTGCGCAGGAAAAGAACATGAAGTACACCGCCATAGTACTGGAACGGGATATGAAATCCTGATGGATGGGTGTCGAATCGAAACAAACGTAACGAATCGATATACATACGATAAGGGTGGAGTGACGCACACTATTCAGGGAAATCAAGACATCAAATTTGGTGGCCATCGACGTACTAATGTTGAGGGGGGAAGTGACGAAGAAGTCAAAGGAAATATGACGTTATTTGTTGCTGGTAGTGCTGCATCGTATGTTGGCGAAAATCGTATAGATCATGCCGCCGGCGGATGGCAAATTGCTGCAGATAAAGGTAGCGTCACTATAGGTGCTCATGGCACAGGACAATCGATTTCTCCCGTACGTATTTCACTTGGAAAAGATAATACAGTGTATGTTACTGCTGCAAAGGACATCTCTATTGTTGCGGCAGGCGATATGTCACTTAAATGTGGTGGCCAAATGAGTTTTCAAAGTGATGGTGACTTTGATGTGATAAGTAAAAATGTTCGCGTAAAGACTGCGAGTGCTGTCATGTTAGAGGGGCTAGTAATACACCTTGGCGCGCCATCAACATATCTTTCGAAGAGTGTTGCATACGTACCTACTCTGAGGGTTTCATCGTCTGCAACACCAGGCGCGCCTGCATCCGGATCTGGTGCAAATTATATCGATATTGCACCGGGCGAGAATGCAGCAACACAACTACAAAAACCAGTCGATTCGACGCCGAAAGGATAATAATAGATGGGACGAGCACTAAAATTCACTGGAAAAGACAAGATACTAACATATTACAGCGATATTGTAAATGACTTTGCTCTTAATCCAATCACTCAACAACTTCAGTTAGTGACGAATGAAGTTGCGGTCGGTCAGGCGATCAAGAACCTGATCCTTACTAATATGACGGAACGTTTTTATCATCCGGAAATAGGGTCTAAGATACAGGCAGGGCTATTTGAGTTTGATGATCCACTAATTGTTGAGGCAATACGTGATAGTATTGAAAAAACAATTGTCAATAACGAACCACGTGTAACCGTCAAACAGATTTCGGTTACTGGCGATTCGATAAATAATCGTGTACAAGTAACAGTTGTTTTTACGATGGCAAACGTCCCTGAGGTTTTCAATACGTCATTCTTCGTCAATCGGAATAGGTAATAGATGGTAGCAAATAGCACACTCAATGTAGTCAATCTTGACTTTGATAGTGGGAAACAAGATCTAATAACTTTCCTACAATCTCAGCCACGTTTCAAGGACTATGATTTTACAGGGTCGAATATTAACGTTCTACTCGACATTCTCCAATACAATACGTTTCGTAATGCGTTCTATCTTAATATGGCGATTAGTGAGGGGTTTATCGATAGTGCACAATTAACGAACAGTATCAGATCACACGCAAAGGAACTTAATTACGTTCCACGATCTGCGCAATCTGCAAAGGGAACTGTCACCGTCAATTTTACAGCAACGGGAGATAGTCAGCCATATATTATTGCGAAGGGACAGACGTTTTCATCGATTGTCAAGAACAATACGTTTTTGTTCTCTATTCCCGAGACTATTACTGCTGCATCGACGAATACAACGTTTTCATTTACAACTAATATATATGAAGGAAATTATATTAAAGATTCGTATGTGTTCAACCCAACAACAGACAATCCACATCCATCATTCGCGATAACAAATCCAAACGTTGATACGCGATCTATTACTGTCACTGTATTTGAGGATGGATCGGTCGTTGGTGATACGTACAAGTATGCGATTTCTCTATTAGATCTAAACAACGAATCGTACGTATACTTCTTACAGTGCTCGGCAATTACCGGAGACTATGAGGTTATATTTGGCGACGGAATTGTTGGACACCAACCAAAACAGGGGGCAATAATTGTAATCGATTATCGCGTGACTGTTGGAGCACAAGCAAATGGTGCATCAACATTCGTCATTAACTTTGATCCGACTGGTGGCGGGGGGGAATTAGTATCGATCGATTCGGTCGTTACAGATAGTCCTTCTGTTTCCGGCTATGACCACGAATCTTTAGAGACGACGCGTTTTTATGCGCCGCGGTGGTTCCAAACTCAAGAGCGCGCTGTTGTGGCGCAAGACTATCCAATTCTCCTAAAGACTCAGTTCCCTGAAATTAATGCTGTCACTGCATATGGCGGGGAAGATCTTGTACCGCCGCAATACGGAACAGTTGTTATCGCAGTTGATGTTGCACAACTAGATACGCTTCCAAAATCACTCGAAAACAATTACTATTCATTCATTAAGAATCGTTGTCCTCTGACAGTCACACCAGTATTAATTGCAGCACAACATACGTACATTGACGTTGCAACGATAGTTCGTTATAACGTTAATATTTCCGCCGATAGCATTCAGAGAATTGCGACCGTCGTTACCGGCGCAGTAACCGACTTTAACGACTTATATCTCGACGAATTCAATGTCATTTTTAGACACAGCCAATTAGTCGAGTCGATTTCACACGCCGATCCTTCTATCGTCAGTAATATCACGAATGTCAAGTTGTACAAGAAGATCATTCCTGTTCCAACCATTCCGACAAATTTCACACTCGATTTCGCCGTTCCTCTGATCGACGATCTTCCCCCAACGCCAACAATTCATAGTATTATAGAACGAAAGGTTGTCACTAGCGACCTATTCACATATGACGGCGTAATATGTTCTTTGGAAGACGATGGTGATGGATTAGTTCGTGTAGTGACGCAAATTTCCGGAAAGTATAATACAGTCGATACTGTCGGAACAATTGACTATCAAAAAGGAATAGTGTCGCTCAACCGTCTTAATGTCGACAGTTATCTCGGTTCGGCGATTAACGTATATGTAGTACCAAAAGACGTTGACGTTGCTAGTAGTTCGAATATTATACTATCAATCGAGTCGAATAATATTCATGTAACAGTCGAACAGATTGCCGTATGATAGCAAATAATAATCAGATATCGCAGTATATAAGTACACAATTTCCGAACATCTATCGTGACGAACAACCCCAGTTAATCGCGTTCGTTCAGGCATACTACGAATACTTAGAATCAACGAATCAACCACTATACTATAGTCGGAATATTAACGAACTACACGATATCGACTCAACAATAGATGATTTTATAGTTAATTTCAAGAACAAATACTTTGTCGGAATTAATTATGACACTAAAGCAGACATTCGAATGCTAATAAAGCATGCGCTAGACTTGTACCGTTCAAAAGGTACAGAACGCGCACTAGATTTACTGTTTCGAATTCTTTATAATGAAATCGTCGAAGTATACTATCCAAAGAGCGACCTACTATACTGTTCATCGGGAAAATGGATAATCCCACAATATCTAGAACTGTCAATATCAACGAACAACACGAAGCTCCTACACAAACAGATTATCGGTCTGAAAAGTAAAGGAACGGCGTTCGTCGACAATATAGTTCGCCGCGTCAATATATTTGGCCGAATTATTGACATTGCATACATAAGTGGAATCGAAGGTGCATTCGCGTATAATGAAATAGTCTATCCGATCGATCAGTCACTTCCACAAACGTTATGTCCGACAGTTATCGGATCTGTAAACGATATCGATATTTCTAGTTCGGGAACAGGTAGCGGATTTGCAGTCGGCGACGTAATTGAATTGATATCCGACATGAATGGCGAGAGTGGCAAAGGATTAGTAGTAGCAGTCGACGACAGTACTAATATTCTCGATATTATTACTAATGACGGCGGATATGGATACGTCGCCAATAGTGTCGTTTATGGAAGCAATAATATCGTTTCAGTGTCAATTAACGCGATTTCGAACAATTATGCGCGTGATTATATACGTATGTTCGAACCAATCACACAAACACAAGGAAATACGAGTGGCATCTACATCGGGACAACTAAGGTAATAGCGAAAATTAGTAATGTTGTCGGTTCATTTACGCTTAATGAACACATCCATCAATACAACGAAACTGCGAACGATTTCAATCATGTATGCAATCATGGAATAATCGACAATTTTAGTGAGAACTTTATCACAATTACAAATATAAATGGTCTTTTCAAACCACAACAACATATTTACGGTCATCCATCAGGAGCAACAGGATTTGTCGATTTTGTGACGATTTCGGTTGGAGTTGCGAATGTTAGTGGTGGTTTTACAACAGTAGGGAACAATGAAGTACAAAGCGAATACTTTACAGGGAATTGTACGTATGTCAGCAGTAGCGTCCAAGGTGGTTTTGCAATTACTGGCAATCTTTCTTATGCGGAGAGCATATCGTTAAACACAGATATACTACAACCATACGGATCGACTCCTCTAGCTAATGGTACATATCAATTTCCTGGGAATACATCTGCAAATGGTCTATCGATATTCTCTGATTATTTGACATTTGCAAATAGTACTATTGGAAAGATATATCGAGTTGATAAGAGTACTAGTGCTGATCCATCTGCATTTACTGGTTTGGATGCAAATCCAGTTGTTGTTCCTTATGAGGAACGTACATATCCAAATCATTATGATCTAGAAATACAGTATAGTAATCAGACAGGTTCGT